ATCGAAGTGCCCGATGCGATCACCGTGAAGTGCAAGACGGCCGACGTGACCGCGAGCGACAGCGCGAAGGTGCATTCGCAGGAGATCACGCTCGATGCGCCGATGAACATCGTGACCGGCCAGCTGCTCGTGCAGGGCTTGCTCACCTACACCGCCGGCATGGCCGGCTCGGGCAACGGCCCAGGCGGAAAGACCGCACAGATCGACGGCGACATGGCGTTCATCAACGGCCATGGCCTCACCACAGACGGCGGCGACATCGTGGCCGGCGCCATCAGTCTGCTGAAACACCGGACCGCCGGTGTCGTGCACGGCGGCGAGATCAGCGACGGGCCGGTGCCATGAGCGGAATATCCAGCACCACGGGCCGCATGCTTGCGCGCCGAGAGCACATCGGGCAATCCATTGCCGACATCATCAGCACGCCCATCGGCTCGCGCCTGATGCGCCGCAACTACGGCAGCTTCCTGCCGCAGCTCGTCGACCACCCGGCCACCGCCGCGAACCGGCTGCGCCTCATTGCTGCGACCGCGCAAGCCATCATGAAGTGGGAGCCGCGCACACGCGTGCTGCGCGTGACCGTCGGTTTCAACGCACAGGGAAAGTGCGAACTCTCCATTGTGCGCCGCGACACCAACAGCGCCGACAGCGTCGCCCTCAAAGTCACCGTGGGGGCCGCGGCATGAGCATGGACATGTCCCTGCTGCCGGCGCCGGCCGTCATCGAGGCTCTCGACTTCGAAACGATCCTTGCGAGCCGCAAAGCGAAGTTCCAAGACGAATGCCAAAAAGTCGGCGTCGACTACGCGCTGCTGCTTGAGTCCGACCCGGTGACCAAGCTGCTGGAGGTGCAGGCGTATCAGGAACTGGAGATGCGCCAGCGCATCAACGATGCCGCCAAGGCCTGCATGCTGGCCTACGCCACCAAGACGGACCTCGACAACCTCGGAGCGAACTACCGGGTCTTTCGCTTGATCGTCACCCCTGCGGACCCCACGGCAGTGCCGCCAGTCGAGGCCGTCTATGAGGACGATGAGCGCTTTCGCGAACGCATCCAGCTAGCGCCCGAAGGCATCACCACCGCCGGCCCAGTCGAAAGCTACCGATTCCACGCGCTCACCGCGAGCGCCGAGGTGGCAGATGTCGGGGTAGACAGCCCGGCCCCTGGCACCGTGCGCGTGACCGTGCTTTCTACCGACCCTAGTGGCGTCCCGAGCGAGGCGCTGCTGGGCACCGTAGGTGCAGCGCTTAACGACGAGAAGATTCGCCCGCTGTGCGACAGCGTGCCTGTGCAGGGACCGGAAATCTTCGACACCGACATCGTGGCGAAGGTCTATCGCTACAAGGGTCCGGCCGGCGATGTGGCACTCGAAAACGGCGGCGTCGCTCTCAAGAAATGGCTCAAGCAGATTCGGAAGCTCGGGAAAGGGCTGCCGCACTCCGGCATCGACGCCGCGCTGCACCAGCCAGGAGTGGACCGCGTGGAGATCACGGTGCCGCCGGCGGACATGCTGTGCACGAAGACCCAATGGGTTCGGGTCAACACGGTCACCGTGTTGCAGGAGGTAGTCGATGCCTAACCTCACGCCCGCGCAGCGCCTGCTGCCTCCCAACCGGACGCCGCTGGAGCTGGCGCTCGCCGGCACGTCGCCGCTGGAGCTGGACACCGATGGCCTGCGCCACTTGTGGACGGCCATGCGCTGCCTGGCGCCATTGCTGCCGTGGTTGTCATGGACGCTGTCCGTCGAGGCATGGCAAGACGCCAAGTCCGACGACGCCAAGCGCGCGCTGATCCTCAACAGCATCGAGATCCATCGCCACAAGGGCACGCCCTGGGCGATCCGCCTGCTGATCCGGTCGCTGGGCTTCGGCGAGGTGGACATCATCGAGCGCGTGGGCGGGCGCACGCACAACGGCACGATCCGCCGCAACGGCATCTATCCGCACGCCCCATTGGCGACCACCTGGGCGACCTACATGGTCGCGATGCAACGCCCTATCACCAACGCGCAGGCCGAACGCCTGCGCAAGCTCTTGCCGTCCGTGGCACCGGCGCGCTGCCACCTGGTGGCGCTGCGCTACGCGACGGTCGCCAACAGCCACAACGGCGCCACGCGACGCGATGGCACCTACAACCACGGAAGCGCCTGACATGGCAAACCTCAACGAAGCCGACCAGTGGGAAGCCGGCATCTACCAGCTCGAAGAAGATGATCCGGTGCTCGGCGGGCCGTCCGGCATCGACAACCGCCCTCCCCGTGAACTGGCAAACCGTACCGGCTATCTGCGCCGCCGCGGTGTCTCTCCTTGGGACGCGACGCTGTCGTATCCGGCGAACGTCGCCTATGTCAGCTACGGCGGCACCACGTGGAAGAGCGTCGGCGACAGCACGAACGTCGTGCCCGGAGCGGATCCTGCGAAATGGGTTCGCTGGGCCTTCACCGCGGCGGAGCTGGCCGCCTCTCTCGGGGATGCAGTCGCAGCTCACGAAGCCAAGACCGATCCGCATCCCCAATACGTCAATGACGCCGAACTGACGGCCGGAATCGCCGCACACGAGGCGAAGGTGGATCCACATCCGCAGTACGCGACCGACGCGGACCTCGCTGCCCATGTCGCGCACGCGAACCCTCACGCTCAATACGTTCGCCACGATGCCGCGCAGGGCCTGACAGGCACGCAGGCAACGCAGGCCCGAAGCAACATCGGCGCCGAGGATGCAGGCGCCGCCGCGGCCGCCGTGGCCGCAGTGCAGAAGAACGCACCGACAAATGCGGTCGACACGGGCACGGCCAACACCATCGTCGTCACTTACACACCGACCATCACCGTCCTGACGGATGGAATGGCGTTGTGGCTGAAAGCCAAAGTCACCAACACGGGGGCTACGACGCTGGCGGTCGACGCGACAGGCGCCAAGCCGGTTGTTGGGCTCGCGCACCTGGCGCTGCAGGGCGGCGAGATCATCGCGAACGGCAAATGCCTCGTCGTCTACAACGCCACGCTCGCTTCGTGGGTGCTTGTCTATTGCACGGGCGCCGCGCTGCAGGTCATCCCCTCGACAAAGTCTCAGCACGCGGTACAGCGGGACCAGGCCACCATCGGTGCGACCCTGCGCAACGTTAACGGGTCGCGCTCGCTGGGGGTGACCTACACCAACACGACCAACCGGTTCATGTGGGTGTTCATCAGCGCCATCGCATCCACGGCCGGCTCCGCAGCGCTGAGCGCGACGGTCGGCGGCATCGGGTTCATCGGCTCGTCCACCAACGGTGCGACCGCGCTCTCGGGCTTCATCGCGTTCCCTGTTCCGCCGGGCGTTACCTACCAGGTCAACGCCGCGACCGGCTCTTTTTCTGCCTACAACAACTGGGTGGAGATGTCCTAAGCATGCAGTTCTTCATCAACACCGCCGACCAGCAGATCTTTGCCTTCGAGGACGACGTGGAGATCATCCATGCGAATGGTGTCTACGCATTCAAGACCTCGATGGGCGTGCCTCTCGATGCGCTGCCGACCACGCTGCAGCCTTGCGAACCACCCGTGATCGAGACGCCCGATCCATCGACCGTGATCCCGCAGCAAGTCACCAAGCGGCAAGGGCGCCTTGCCTTACTGGCGGCCGGCAAGCTCGCGGCCGTCGCGGAAGCCATAGCGCTCATGCCCAGCCCGCAGCGCGAAGCGGCAGAGATCGAGTGGAACGACGCCACGAACTACGAGCGCTCATCGCCCTTCATGGCCCTGCTCGCGGAAAAGATCGGACTCGACGAACAGGCGCTCGACGCACTCTTCATCGAGGCCGCCCGACTCTGACCGCCTCAGGCCGATTCGCTCTGCCCCCTCTCTCACCTCGCCTGTCACGGCCCTTTCTTACCGTCTTCATCCACAAATCAGGAACACAAAATGTCTACTGAATACCACCACGGCGTACGCGTCTTCGAAGTCGACGAAGGCGGCGCAACCATTCGCGTCGTCAGCACGGCCATCATCGGCCTCGTCGCCACCGCACCGCTCGCCGATCCCGAGGCATTCCCGCTCAACACACCGGTGCTGCTCACCAACCCCGGCGGCAGCGTCGGCAAGGCCGGAGCCACCGGCACGCTGGCGAAGACGCTGAAGGCCATCTCCCGACAGGCCCAGGCCGTGACCATCGTTGTACGGGTCGAACCCGGCGCCGATGCAGCGGCAACCACCAGCAACGTGATCGGCACCACCACCGCCAGCGGACAGAAAACCGGCCTGCAGGCGCTGCTCGCAGCACAAGGCCAGTTGGGCTACAAGCCGCGCATCATCGGTGCGCCCGACCTCGACACGGAACCAGTCGCGGTCGAACTCGGCGTGGTGGCTGAGCAGTTGAGGGGTTTCACCTACGTCGCGGCTCGCAAGGCCGACGGCATGGCCTATGCCACCACGAAGGAAGAGGCTACCGCCTACCGCGCCAAGTTCGGCAAGCGGGAAATCATGGTCATCTGGCCCAACTTCCTCGCATGGGACACAGTCGAGAACGAAATCGATACCGAACCCGCAACGGCCTACGCCCTGGGCCTGCGCGCCAAGCTCGACCAGCAGATCGGCTGGCACAAGACGCTATCGAACATCGTGGTCAACGGTCCGCAGGGCATCAGCGCAGACGTGTTCTTCGATCTGCAGAGCCCGAGCAGCGACACGACCTACCTCAACGCGCTCGAAGTCACGACCATCATCAACCGCAGCGGCTACCGCTTCTGGGGCAACCGCACCACCGAAGCGCAGGGCGGGAAGTTCTTCTTCGAGAACTACACCCGCACGGCGCAGGTGTTGGCCGACACGATGGCCGAGGCGCATTTCACGTTCGTGGACAAGCCCATGCACCCCACGCTCGTGAAGGACATGCTCGAAAACATCAACGCCAAGGGCAAAGACCTCGTGACGGGCGGCTACCTGATCGGCTTCGAGGCCTTCATCAATCCTGACCTCAACCCGAAAGAAGAACTCTTCGTCGGACGTCTGCGCATCAGCTACCGCTACACGCCGGTGCCGCCGCTCGAAGACCTGGGCTTCCGCCAGACCATCACCGACGACTTTCTCGCCAACTTCGCCGCGGCCGTGCAGGCCGCCTGACCGGCGCGAACCCATCACGCATAGGAGCACACCACCATGGCACTGCCCAAGAAACTCAAGAACTTCGCCATGTTCGGCGACGGCGAAAGCTGGGTCGGCGAGATCCCCAGCGTCACCTTGCCGAAGATCACAAAGAAGACCGAGGAATACCGCGCCGGCGGCATGCATGGCCCGGTCGAGATCGACCTCGGCCACGAAAAGCTCGAGCTGGGCATCAAGGCCGGCGGCCTGAAGACCCAGCTCATCGCGATGCTGGGCTCTCAGACCGTCGGTGCCAACATCTTCCGTTTTGCCGGCGCCTATCAGGACGAAGCCACCGGCCAGGTCACCGCGGCCGAAGTCGTCATCCGCGGCCGCCTGCGCGAGTGGAACCCCAATGAAGCCAAAGCCGGCGAAGACAACGACCACGAGTTCACCATCGCCGCCAGCTACTACAAGCTGACCGTCAATGCGCAGGAGCTGCTGGAGATCGACGTGCCCGGCATGGTGTTCCGCGTCAGCGGCACCGACCGCTACGACGCCATCCGCGCTGCTATCGGCATGGCCTTCGCCCCCGGCTTCTGACGCGCCCATCACTAACGCCCCTCGCCCCTCGCCCCTCCTTCTCCTCACTGAGCCACGACCATGACCACCACCGCCCAACAGCCCGACACCAACACTGCCGCGCCCAGCACCATCACGCTCGACGTGCCCATCCAGCGCGGCAGCACCACCATCACCGAGATCACCCTGCGCAAGCCCAACGCGGGCGAGCTGCGCGGCCTGTCGCTGCAGCGCCTGCACCAGGCCGACGCCGACGAACTGCTCAAGCTGCTGCCGCGCATCACCGCGCCGAGCCTGACCCCGCACGAGTGCGCGCAGCTCGACCCAGCCGACCTGTCCGAAGCGGGGGGCGTTGTCATCAGTTTTTTGCTGAAGAAGGCGGTTCGGGACGCGGTCTTGCAGAGCGTGTAGAGGACGCGATGGCCGATGTGGCGTTCGTCTTCCACTGGCGCCCGCAAGACATGAACGTCCTGTCGCTGGCCGAACTGATGGACTGGCGCGAGGCCGCCCGCAAGCGCTACGCGCCCAGCCAACACGACGACTGACAGCAACACCACCCAACCGACATGGCAACCGCGCTTACCCTCAAGTTCATCCTGGCCGGTGCCACCAAGGCGGTCAACGAACTCAAGCCGCTCGACGCGCAGAGCAAGGCCACGGCCGCCAGCCTGAAGCAGTCGCGCGACGCCCTCAAGCTGCTCAACGGCCAGCTCGCCCAGGTCGACGGCATCCGCAAGTACCAGGCGGAGCTGGCAAAGCAGGGCAACAGCCTGAAGGTGCTGCGCACCAATCTCGACAGCGTCACCCGCACCTACGGCGCCAACAGCGACCAGGCCCGCGCGCTGCAGGCCCAGGTCGACCGCGCGACCGCTGCCTACGACAAGCAACGCCACGCGCTCGTGCAGTTGCGCACCGCGGCCACCGCAAGCGGCATCGGCAAGCTGTCGGCCGACCAGCAGCGCTTGAAGTCGGAGATTGCCTCCACGAATGGCGCCATCACCCAGCAGAAAGCGCGGCTTGAGGCCCTGGCCAATGCCGGCGGCCGAAAGGCGCAGCTGCGCCAAGGCTTCGACCGATCGCGCGCTACGGCCGGGCATCTTGCGATGGCCGGCGCCGGCGGCGCGGGCGCTGCTTATGGCGTGAAACGAGCGCTCACCGAGCCTCTGCACCAGGTGCGCGAGTACGACACCACCACGCAGCGCATCGCCGCGTTGGGCCTGAAACCCGAGGACACGCAGCAGGCCGTCGACTACGCCAAGCGCATGAAGACCTTCGGCACCAGCACCAACGACAACCTCGGCCTGATGCTGGATGCGACCACCGCCTTTGCCGACGTGCACCACGCCAAGATGGTCATGCCCACGCTGGCAAAGATGAAGTTCGCCAACAAAGCCATGTTCGGCGCCGAGAAGGGCGAGGACAACGAACGCAAGTTCATGGACATGCTGCGCGTCATCGAAATGCGCAACGGCCTCGCCAGCGAACAGACCTTCATGGATCAGGCCGACAAGGTGCAGCGCGTCATCACCGCCACGGGCGGGCGCATCGGCCCTGAGGAATGGCTGAACTTCATCAAGACCGGCGGCATTGCCGCCAAGGGCCTGAGCGATTCGGCCATGTACTACCAGCTCGAAGCGCTCGTGAGCGAAATGGGCGGCAACCGCGTGGGCACGGCCACCATGTCGGCCTACCAGAACCTCTACCAAGGCCGCACCACGAAGCGCGCCGCGCAGAACATCGAGGCGCTGGGCCTCATCGGCGACCCGTCCAAGGTCAAACACGACAAGGCCGGCCAGATGTCTTACCTCAACCCCGGCGCACTGAAGGGCGGCGACATCTTCCGCACAAACCAGTTCGAATGGATGGAAAAGGTTCTGCTGCCCGCCATGGCCGCCAAGGGCATCACCGACGAGCAGGAGATCATCGACAAGATCGGGAGCATCTTTAGCAACCGCACGGCATCGAACCTGTTCGCGACCATGTACCAGCAGCGCGAGCAGATCCACAAGAATGCGCGCCTCAACGCTGGCGCCGATGGCATTCAGCAGCTGGACATCAAGGCGCGCCAGATCATCAGCGGCAAGGAAGTGGACACGATGGCCCGCTTTCACGATGCCATGCTCGAAGCTGGCAAGGCCATCCTGCCGGCGTACACGAGCCTGCTCAACACGGCCGCGAACGCGCTGCAGGGCATCACGAGGTTCGCCCAGGAAAATCCGGTGCTCGCCTCCTACATCGGCAAGGCGGTGCTGTGGATCGGCCTGATGGCCGCCGGCTTCGGTGCGCTCACCCTGGGCGCCGCTGCGCTGCTCGGGCCTTTTGCAGTCGTGCGCTACGGCCTCGGCCTCTTTGGCGTCAAGGCGGCGGTGCTCTCTCCGGTGCTCACGCTGCTCGGGCGGGCGTTCGGCATCGTTGGCACGGCCATCCTGTGGGTCGGCCGCGCTCTGCTCATGAACCCTATTGGCCTGATCGTCACAGGCATCGCCACGGCGGCATTCCTGATCTACAAGTACTGGGGGCCGATCAGCGGCTTTTTCTCGGGCGTGTGGGATCGCTCGAAAGCGGCCTTCGCCACCTTCTGGCAGTACCTTGGCGGCTCCATGCCTGCGGCCCTGGCTACCGTCGGCGCGGCGATTCTCAACTGGTCGCCCATGGGCCTCTTCTATCAGGCCTTCGCGTCCGTCATGCAGTGGTTTGGCATCGACATGCCGGCGAAGTTCACGACCTTCGGCGGCCAGATGATGCAGGGCCTGGCCAACGGCATCACCGGCGCGCTGGGCGCGGTGCGCGACTCGATCAACGGCGCAGCAGACTCCACCCTCGGCTGGTTCAAGGAAAAGCTGGGCATCCGCAGCCCCTCGCGCGTGTTCATGGCGGCCGGCAGCGACATCGTCGAGGGCGCCGCCATCGGCATCGACCGCAGCCTGCCCATGCTTCGCGCCGCGGCGCTGGGCCTGGCCGGCGCAACCACCGTTGGCATGCCGGCCATGGCCGGCGCCTTCCCGGCGGCGCCCGGCAGCTTCGACACCCGACCACCCCTTGCAGCTCAGTCTGCCGGCCGCGCCGGCGGCAGCGTCGTCGTGCAAGGCGACACCATCACCATCCACATCAACGCCGCGCCCGGCGCGGATGCCCAGGCGCTGGCCCGCGCCATCCGCATGGAGCTGGACAAGCGCGACGCCGACAAGCGCGCCCGTGCGCGCGGCGCCTTCATCGACTACGACAACTGATTGCCGCCATGCTGTGCCTCGGCCTCTTCGTCTTTTCACTCGACACCCTGAGCTATCAGGAGCTGCAGCGCCGCAGCAGCTGGAAGCACGCCTCGCAGGCGCTCGTGGGCGCGCGCAACGCCACGCAGTACCTCGGGCCGGGCGACGACATCATCACGTTAAATGGCACCGTGGTGCCCGAATTCGCGGGCATCCCCGCCAGCCTGACGGTGCTGCGCCTCATGGCCGATCAGGGGGCCGCATGGGTGCTCGTCGAAGGCACCGGCACCATCTATGGCGCCTTTGTGATCACCGAGCTGCAGGAAACTAAGACCCTGTTCTACGTCGACGGCGAGCCGCGCCGCATCGAGTTCACCCTCACGCTGCAGCGCGTCGACCAGGACGCGCAGGAAACGGCCGAGCAGCTCATGGCCGACAGCATGGGCGACCTGGGCGCCCTGCTGCAGGATGCGGCGGACAACATGGGCCAGTCGCTGGGCGTCGGCGCCAGCGTGAATTGAACTGACCATGTCCGACGTAGAAGCCATCGCCGACACGCTGCCGACGGTCACCGTCAGCGACCGCAGCACCAGGCGCGCCGCCGCGCACCTCACGCCGATCTGGCGCATCACCGTCAACGGCGCGAACGTGTCGGAGCGCATCCGCCCGCGCTTCGTGCGCCTCACCATCACCGACGACAGGCAGAACGATTCCGACGAAATCGAACTGGTCGTGAGCGACCATGACGGCGCCGTGGCGCTGCCCGACAGCGGCGACACGGTCGAGGTCTCCATCGGCTGGCTCGCCGAGCCGAACGCCGCGCCCTATCGGCAGCTCACGACCGAAGAGATGGGCTTCCCCGTCGGGCTGGTGGACAAGGGCAAGTACACGGTGCAGGCGGTGGAGCACTCCGGCACGCCCGACGAGATCACCATCCGCGCCCGCGCGGCCAACCTGCTCGACAGCCTGCGGTCATTGCGCGACCAGTCTTGGCACGACACCACCGTCGGCGCCATCGTCCAAAGCGTTGCCAAGCGCAACGGCATCGAGGCCACCGTCGCCAAGGAAATCGCGACACGCAAGGTCAAGCACGCCGACCAGCTCGGCGAGTCGGATGCGTCGTTCCTGCGCCGGCTCGCGCAGACCTACGACTGCCTTTGCACGGTCAAGAACGGCAAACTGTTGTTCAGCCAGGCGCGCGCCGCGCGCACAGCCAGCGGCAAGGTTCTGGCGCCCGTCGTGGTCACGCGGCAAGACGGCGACCGGCACCGCTGGAGCCGCGCCGACCGTGACGCGTATAGCGGCGTGAAGGCATGGTGGAACAACATCAAGACCGGCCACCGCAGCAGCGTGATCGCCGGCATCAGCGGCCGAGCGAAGGAACTGCGCACCACCTACGCCAGCAAGGAAGACGCGCTAGCCGCGGCGCGCGCCGAATGGCTGCGCATTCAGCGCGGGATCTTTGACTTCGAGATCACCCTCGCCTACGGCCGCGCAGACATCACACCCCAGCGCCCGGCGCGCGTCGTGGGCTTCAAACGGCAGATCGACGAGACGCCTTGGATCGTCAGCAGCGTGCGCCACACGCTCGACGGCGGCGGATATGTGAGTCACCTTACGCTGGAGACCGAGCAGGCCGAGGGTGTTGAAGGGCAAGAAGATTCAACCGTCAGCGCCTGAAGCTTCGCGATCAAAGCAAGTACGGGAAACACCGCCGAGGGCTTGCCGCTTGAATGGATTGCCGTAATCGAGCAGCTAAAAGCTCGCTCCGGGAAATTCTAGGTTGATAGATATAGATAGGCGTAGCTCGCTACCACGCTAGCTGCCACACTCGCTGCGAACGATAGAAAAAATACCAGAAGTTTGCGCTGCTCCTTTTTAAGCGTATCGCTTCGATGGATTTCGGCCTCCTTCGTTAGCACGACAAAACTTGCACGCCGAATGTCGGACCATATCGCGCACATGATCATCAAGCCGAGTCCAACCAAAGCGGAGACTACGCGATACTTGATCCCCACTCTGGTCACCGTGTTCGCCGGATTCACAAACTGGGCGATCAAATCAAGCTTCTTTGGAACCTCCAGCAACGCAAAGGCGTTTGGATCCGCAATTTGCGCTATTGCCGGCTGAATTTTAGATAGCGCCTCTTTTTCCAGCCTGTCGTTCATATAGTCAGGAAAGAGAAAACCCGCCATTAGACAAATAAGGCCAAGAACCATAAGTGAGTTCTCATAGTATGACTCATACCACCTTGTTTTCTTCGTGACTACGTCAATTTCCTGTCGCAAGATACTTTCGATATCATCCCCCCAGGTTCGCTCAGTATGAGCGATCGAGTAGGTAATGCGGCCCAAATTAATCGCCTCGCGAAGTTTTATCGGTTGCAAGCCGACTGTGACATACTTGGAGCCTTTTGCAAAAACCCCAAGCGTTATTTCTTGCTTCTCCGGAATTTCCTTACCAGGGAATTTGATGATGTAATTCCAGTGAAGCTCAACGCCAACGCTTCGCACCATTTTCGTTTCAGAAAAGTGCTTCAGTGCCTCAACAGACTGAAGAGTCCTGATCAAATCGCCATCGTAGAAAATTTTTGCGCTAAATGACGTTAGAGCGGCATCGTTCTGCTGTTTAATTCTCTGCTCGATAAGACTGTTAACGTGATTTAGCCAATTAAGATTTATATCAAAAATCCCAGACACCTCGCGAGAAATGGTCTGAGGTTGCCCAAGAAGGCCGGATATAAATTTACCAATCTTTTCGGTGGTGGCTGGAAAGGCCACAGCATCATTGCTTGATTTATCTGTAAGTACAACGCTAAATGTATTGTCATTCATGATTTTAATTTTTCAAATGATGCTGCGAACAGCTCGTGCAGATTAGATGTCGACAGCGTGCAAATTTGTTTTAACTGGCGGCCCCTTTCAGTGCCTCCGAAAGCCCAGCATGCCAAAACACGTCCGGCTTACCGTCCGGCCGCCTCGGTATGGAATCCCTTTTAGGATTCTCATAAACCCAATCCTCATCTCGTTGAACGGCGGTGTAGAAGTCATACCGATCGCCGTTTCGCTTAAGTTCCACATATTGGGTCCATCGTCCGTTGCGCGCAGTCCAATCCACTCTGAAACGAAGGACCGCCTGAGTAGTGTCGCAAAATAGTACCGGGCGTTGAATGATGGCCATATTGGGCTGCAACGTCCCGCAGTCGAAAACCACCTCATGCTTGAAAAAGTCATGAATGTTTCCGGAGCGCTGTACTTCTTCGATCCCTAACTTCGCTTTTGCGAGATCAAGAACGCTTGCTCGGGCGTCGATGAGAGGATATTTTCCGTCGACATGTGCGGTGATGTTCCTGAAGGCGCCGTCAGCAGGATTCACGAGCATGAGCCAACCGATACCTTTCCCGCCTGAAGCGTGCCCTTCCAGGCGCTCTGTAGCCTCCGACAGCGCCGCAACCAACGCCTCTTGCTTTTTCACGATGCCGCCCAGGCCACTTTCAACAGCTTGTTGCTTTTTGACTCGAAACCACTGCGCGAACGCCCAACAGAGCAAGAAGAACGAGCCAAAAAAAACCGTTATGGCATCGACAAGATTTCGTTTCGCGGGAGTGACCACAACACTGTAAGTAGTCCACCCTGCCGCGAAAAGAAATGGAATTCCCATTTCACGAGCTAGCTGCCCAAGCACATTTCGCGCCTCGTGCCACCAACGGGTTCTTGGTGCTTCTTCGCCCATGGTTCCTCCAATAATTCGTTCTTGCGTTTTTCGAACTGCTCTGCCTGAAGACTACTTTGATGGATTGACCTGCAAGCCGAACGCACGCAATAGGGCAGGATCGACTCCACCAGTGCCTTGTCCGAGGGTCTTTTGCATTGGCTTTGACCAGCCCCACCCGATGGCCTCCCTGGCCACCAAGTCGTTGAGGGTCGGAACACCCACAACATCGCGCGCAACCTTCTCGGCCTGCGCTCGCGTCATTCGAACGTGCACTGTCTTGTCTTTCAGCGCCTTCTCGGTAGTGCCCTTGTCGCCAAACGTCTGCAGCACAGGGATCGCCGTCACGGTCACTTCATTGGCCTTCGTATGGATGAATATACGGAAGAGGCCATAGGCAAGCACCTCGGCCGTTTGCTCCACCATCCGCATAGGAAAACTGCGAACTGTCGCAGCCTCGGCCTCGGCATTGATCTGAATATGCAGCGGCGACTGCTTCAGGATCTTCACCTGCCCCAACTCGACGCTGTAGTCGCCCAGTTCGTCGAAGGCCTTCTCGGCGTTCGAGAAGACCGGAGGCGAGGCCGCTTTACCCAGCGTCGAGACCTGGGCCGCCACGGGGCCGACACTCAAAGACAAGCCGCAGGCTAGCGCCAGCGCCAATAGAACACGTCGCATCGATCCTCCTATTCCACCGCTTCTGTCGCGGCGTCCCTCATCGTCATGAACGCCCAACGAATGAGCGTTCCGAGCACCATTCCCCACTTACCCGTTGGCCGCCTTCGGTTGCGCGAGCGCATCAAGAACGCTGCGCGCAGCTGCGCGTCCTCGCTCGTCGGCTGCCTCGTAGTTGTCCAAGAGCGCCGCCTCTTCGCGTGTCACCGCGCGCATGACGGAGTTCTCCGCTGTCGGTCCTGCAGGCGCTCCGGCCAACGAAACGCGAACGCCCGTCACCAAATAGGTGACATCGACGCCGATAGCCGCGACGCGTTCCAAATAGGCTGCATCCGGTGAACGGTGGCCGTTCTCGTAGTTCGACTGCGAGTTCAAGCTGACGCCGCCCGCCTCGGCCATGGCGGCCTGAGATAGCCGAAGCCGGCCGCGCTCCACCTTCAAGCGTTCAGAAAAATCAGGCATTTGCCCCCAAAGCCCAGCATGTCGGCCACCGAAGCACACACAAAAGCGCATCGAAATTCACACAAAACCACACGTAACGTTTGACACATGCGGTTTTGTGGGTGTAAATTCCGCCGCACACACACATTAAACCGTTCGGATATTAAACGCATGGCCAGTCACGCCCGACGCCCTGGACGCCCTACGCTTCCGCCTGAAAAACGGCTCGTCAACGAGGTGCCCATCGCAATGCGCTTGCCCCCCGCCGAGCACCAGCGGACGCACGCCTACGCCACCGGAGAAGGCCGCTCGGTTGCCAACTTCGCGCGCCGCGTCTACCTGATCGGCCTGGCGCAGTACGAGGCCGAGCTGAAACGCAGCGGCACTCCCACCGCCTGACCCCGCAACACCAGTCACACCACTCCTTTGCCCGAAGGACCTTCGACCATGTACCCCGATCCCAAGCGCGTGCGCGACAACCGCCAAACCGTCCGGTTTGACGACTACGAAGACGAACTGCTGCGGCTCTTGTCCAAGGCGACCGGAGCGCAGCCTTCAACGCTCATCCGCCAAATGGCCATGCGCCAGGCCGAAGAGATGTTGGTCAAAGCGTTCCTCGGCCAAGACCCTCAACCCGACGGAAGTCTGCCTCGCGTCGCTGGCTAAGCGAAGCCGCATCAACGCGGCTTGAAGCCAGCGCAATACACGCCGAATGTCTGACGAAAAGATGACGCCTCACCAGATCGAACTCACCGATGCTGAACACGACGTGTTCGACCGGGTGCGCCGGGAGCACGGTCTAGCGAGCGTCGCCGAAGCCATCGAATGGCTCGTGAGGACACGGATGCGCAAGGGCATCGAAACCATCGCCGGCCGCCGCCGCGGTCCTCACTTGGTCTCTTCCGGAGGAAAGCCGCAATGACCGCGTGCCAGCACGACCAGGCGGCCGACGCCAACAACCGCTATATGCGCATCACCATCGACTGCCCACACTGCGGCAGCCGGTGCGTTGCCTGCGACAGCCGCGCCATGAGCAAGACCATGCGCGAGATCACCTACCGCTGCCGCAACTGGCAGTGCGGGTTCACGGGCGTGGCAACGCTGGAGTTCCAGCGCGTGCTGGTGCTCAGCAGCA